GGTCCATACCCGTATTTAATTGAACACCACCTTCAGCCATTCTAGCTTCAGCATTTTTACCAGCCTGTATGATACTATTACGGGCTTTTTCAAGCAGTTGAGGGGTTTGCTTTATATGTCTTATAGTATCAACAATACCACCTAGTACAGCACCCTCTACAGCGTTTCCTAATCTACCTTGTAGACGTTCATAAGCAGAAGCATCTTCACCTACACGGGTATCAAATATTTCTAATACTTCGGGTCCTACACCCAACTCTCTCATAAAGGTAATAAACCCACCTTCTTCTGGATTAAAGTAGCTGTCACTAAATGCACCTCTTATAATGTTTTTAGCTGTACTAAATCCTTTAACGGGTGAAGCTAACATTCCAACACCAAACTGAACAAAACCCCTGGCAATATTATTGACTGCACCTTCTGGTTTATCTACTTCGGGTAAGCGTGGTGGTGGTATTTTTAAGCCAATAAAATTACCTATATCAGATATTGTTTCACCAGCACCTTCGATAGCATCTCTAGCACCCCCGACAAACACATTGCCAAAGTCTGTATTTTTCTGTGATGCTGTTATATTCTCTTGCATCTGCTCTGATGTTTGATTGGTCATCTCTACATTTTGACCAAATATATCCCCAGGAAAAGTGCCAGGACTAATTACGTTACCGTTCTCTCCAGGCATAACGCTTACATCACTACCGTATTGTCTCATATCCTGGCTTTTTAAATATTCTTCAATTAAATTAGTCATCGCTATATAGGCTTAAAGTTTCTTTTAAAATGCTTATTTGGCTGTCTAGTTGATTTGTCTTACCTTTAAATTTTTTAGTTAATGTTCTTATATAAGACGGTATTGTGTCTGGTGGTGCATCCCTAAATATACCACCACTAGGTTTCGCAGTAGGTTTATCTATTTCCCCTCGAACTTTCATAAGAGTGTTAAGCATCAACTGAACTTGATCTTCAGTAATATCTTCAGCTTTTAAATCTTGAAATTGTTTTTTAAATTGAACGTCATTAACTTGTGGTAAAATAGCTTTTATAACATTTACAGATTTATTTTTTTCCTTTAACACTATTTCTGGTTTTAGCCCTGTGTCTAAGCTTTTAACTATTGTTTTAGCTTCTGCTGACCAATCAATAGATTGTGTTGTGCCATCAATTAATGATTGTTCATACATTGCACCTATTTGTGCTTGAGCTTCATTCTTCAATTCAATGTTTAATTTATCTTTACCTTTAGGGTCTAAAATTAATACGTTTTCTTGAAACTGAAACGCTTTATAAATAACATTTTTTATGGCTCGTTTATATTTTTGGTCAGCAAAGCTCTGAGCATCATTAATTAAACCAGAAGCTGTTGTTTTAGAAAGATTACCAGCATTAAATTCTTTTAATACATCCAGAGTTGTAAGGTTAGTTCCCATAGCTTCAAGACGAATAACTATTTCGTTAACATCATCAACGTCTGCACTATTTTGTGTTTCTTTAAATTTAGCCCATTGTTCTATTTGTGATCCTGTGCCTTCTAAGATAACACCACCGTTAGCGTTGATATAATCCCCCATTATATCTTCTGCTTTTTCTGTTTCACCACTTATCCAATTTGTAACAGCCTGTCCTAGTTTATCTTTAACTTCTCTGACGTTGTTGTTTATTTTATTTATTTGTTGGTTTTGAACAAAGTTAACTTTGTTCTGATGTTCGTTAAAAAGGTTTTTAACAATGTCACTTCGGCTTTCACCTAATTGTTCTAATATATTTAAACCAGATGCCATAGCCATTGAAACATTACGGCTCTCTGAATTTTTAAGTAGCTCTTCCAGCATTTTACCTTGCATACCAGGGATGGCTTCTGATTTTAATATTTCATCCAGCATTATTTTGTTTGCTACTTTTTTAAGGTTTTTATCAAAGTTATTGGCTATATTCTGCAATTCGCCCTGTGATAATTTAAATGTTGAACCTTCAGCTAATCTTTTGTTTTTAAATGACGTAATTAAAAAATCTAACATTTGAGGATCGTTTGCATTAGCTGATATTAAATCAAATAATTCATTATCATCCATTTCTATTTTAGCAAAAAACTGTGATTTAGATTTAGCGTATTCATTATTGGACCATTTATCAGCAAAGCTCACAAATTTAGCATTAGCCTTTATACCACCCGATGCTCGTAGCTTACGGGCTGTACCTGGTGATACATCGTCTAAGGCTGATGAATGACCTTCAACAATGGCTTTTAATTTATCTAACAATTTATCGGGTTCGTAGTCAGCATCAGAGCCAGGTTCATCTAAACTGTCATTAAACGCCTTTATCGTTTTAGACATCTCTGTACTCATCATATAGTCTATTTCATCGGTGACAGCCGTTAATGATGCATTACGGGCATATTGACCAAATACTGTTGTTTGATCGCCAACTACTTCTATTGGCTCACCACTTTCTATGCTAGTTTTTATCTGATCCTTTGTTGGAGCATTTTCTGCACCGTATTCAGCACCTTGTATTTTAGCTTGACCTTCAGCTATTCTAAAAAAGTAATTGCTCATTCTGTCTAGGGATTGAGACAATGATGCCATTGTTTGTGCCTGGACCTTGGAAGCAGTAAAATCTACTTTAGGTACTCTTATTTGTACACCCTGGGAATTATATCTTTGTAGTTCTTCAGCCATTAAAATATCTTCTTTAAGACAGTACTAGGTGCATTAGGTCCACCAATCATTTCAGCTTGTGTAAACCCTTGACCAACAGTTGATAAAAATTGTAACGGAGCTATCTTCATTACCGTATTAGCTGATGCTCTGTATTGACCAGCCTGGTATTGTGCCATTCCTTTAGCCATCTTCGCATTTTGTCTTAATGCAATAACATCCTTTAATGCGTATCTTCGGTTATAATTATTTATTAATTCTGTTACGCCACCACTTGAATAAGGGTTTAAACCTCTAGCTCCAGCCCTGGCAACATTGGCAGATATAACAGCGTTCATTCTTCGCATTACTTCTACACTTTGCCTTTTATATTCTACAGCATCGGCTCTGCCTTGTATCTCGGCTTGTTTAGCTTCAGCTTTAAGTTGATCGGATTTTGCCTGGTTAGACCTATAACTAGCTACTCCACTAACTACTGCTGATGCTATCGCTACATAAGTTGCCATCTATAATCCTAACGCTAATTTAAAATCAACAGACAGCACCGTAAAGAATACTGGCTTTGATTGACTAATTGTTAATTGTGCATCGGTATCGTAACCCGTTAATCCGTGCATCTTTTTCATACCCGTAATAGTTGGTACAGCTCCACCACCAGAATAAGGTAATGTCTGCAATGGAACTTCAAAACCATTAATGGTTAAATTCTGTGTACGATAGAGAAGGGGAGTTGCTTCTAATATACGTTTCTTCTGGCTGATAGAAACACCATCGGGCAATCTAGGTTCTACTGGATTGGTGATAACCTGGACCGTAAAATCCAGACCAGCTTCTATATAAGATGAGGGCTGTGCTGATGTTGTAATTGTACCAGAAGAGTTTACCGTTACATCACTCTCAACGATATCATCCCTTATAACCTTGCCTGTCTTAGCGTTTAAATGAGCTACTAGATTATAACTGGTTCCACTAAAACTGCTCGTTTTCTGAACCGAACTATCGGTAGTATAATCATCATCAAATACTTCCAGGTAATATTTTGTCGCTGAATTAATAGTTCTTTTTACAACAACGTAGATTGTATCAAGATCAACCCCAATATCTATGAAAGTGCCATCAGTTTCGGCAAATGATGGAGCTACAATGTTTTGCTGTTTGTTAATCATATAAAAGATTAATTTGCCACCCAAACCAGAACTGGCAGAACGATAGCCCGTTGTACTTGTACCGTTTACAATCATAAGCAGATCGCCTTCTGTTGTGTCGGTAGCTGGTCTTATAGCCATAGCTAATGGGTCAACAATTAAATGTGAAGCTAGTACGCTGACATTTTGAGAAACATACGATAATTCAACATCTGAAAAAGAAAACTCTCTAAGAGCTTTACCCTGGCGTTGAATAAAAAATGTGCCACCTTCAGTAGCAACTGGTTTTATATTTGGTTTTGCACCTCTCTTAGTTGTGCTTTTAACAGCCACATTGGAAGGTGTAATAGGGTCTAAATCTGCCTGGGGAATAAAGAACTCACCACCAGTAGTAAATATCTGCAAGTCTCTTCCAGAGCGTAAAGCAGTAATCGTATTAACTTTGTCTGTTGTTAACGTCACCTGGAAAGCATCGTCATCTAAACCTTCTGTTGGTCTGAAATTATAAGGATCACCAACTTTAGAACCCCATAATGTCATTGGCTCAACAGACGTACCACCAAAATACAATCTTCCTTCGTGAAATGTGCAAGTATGTGGATACCCACTATTACCATTCCAGTTGTCAGACCATTCTGACTCAATACTATAATCACTAGCATTTATGGCATCTGTTGAATGAAATGGTATTAATATATTTACTCTGGCTTCTGTACTAGAAAGCATATCAACTACTTCGCAACTGCCAAAACCTTTAGGCTGTGTAACAATAATTCTATCATTTTCAAAAACTGATACTCCATAAGCAGTACTAGAAAATGTAGCTTTAGCAACGCCCGATGTTGCTGAAAGGGTAACCGTTGGACTACTAGTAATTGATGTACCAGCAAATGTTGTAAAACTGCCACCCCATACACTCGGCTTTACCTGTGGTTTGCCTTCAAAAGTTATACTAGCTATAGTCCAGTTTGTATCACCAGCACCCCTTACAATAGTAAATGGTGCAGTAGCACGATGCGTTAAAATCATTGTATCAGCGTTTTGTGTGTAACTTAAACCTCTTAAATTAGTTGCTGTAAAAGTAGATACTGTACGGTCCACATAGTTGTTACCCGAACCATTTAAGTTAGTTTGTAAAACTCCGTCTTTATATACCGTTAAACGTAAATTTGTCGCTGATGTCAGCATTAGTAAAAGCAAATAAGTTTGCCCTGTGGAATACTCAAATGGGATTAAACGAATAGCATCCGTTACACCAGGTGTACCAAGATCGCCAACATATTTTAATCCAGGTCTACGGCTAAAACCACCCTGGGGTTCAAATATAACATTCTTAGCTTTTTCTACCGAACTATAATACTGCTCAATATCAACACGCCCACGCAATAACGGGTCAATCTCACCTATCGTAAAATTGCTTTGATATTGTCTTACTCTGCTCATCCACGAACATCCGTTAATAGATAATCGCCAACAACTGACGGTGTTTGACCACCAGCATCTATGTTACAGGCTTGTCTAAAAAAGCCACCTCTAAGATTTTCGGTTACAGTACCCAGGGCTATTTCTTTCCAGTATTGCGATTTGGTAGTCTGGTCCGTGATTACTTCGGCTAAATGCCAAGCCATTTGGTAGCCTAAAAGATTAACAAAATAATGTGGCATCAAAGTTTCACCAACAGCCTTTTGATAATCTATGTAAATTGTTAAACTATCTGTCATTAAAACAGCCGTACCGTCTGATGCCTGGGCTATTTCCCAATTCTTATAAATAGGTGATCCAGCAGAACTAGATGTCCTTACAGCCCGTGGAACCCCGTTAAGCATATCGTTAGGCAATGTAAATTGATAGGTCCACTCATTATTCGGTGTTGCTGTCTGCCTGGTTAATGTTGCTTTAGCAACCGTAAAGCTCCAGGGATACATTCCTAAAGTTGTTTTTTTAATATCGGGATAAAGAGTTGAACAGGCTGTTGCCTGTGTCGAGCCATCTGAAAAACTGCTGATAGCACCAGCACCTAATAATAAAAGTGCCTTGTTACAAATTTTAACGTCTGTATCACCAGAAGCCATTTAAAAACTCCGTTATAGGGTTGGGGAAGGGGAGAAAGCTAATCGGGAAACTCAGTCCTTCCCCAAATTTTATTTAGTCACTATCAGAGACAGCACCGATTGTAGTACCATCGCCCACATCGACTACTCCAGAAGCATTAGAAACAACGATATGCATCGTTACAGTTCTAGTACCACCAGTTGCACCGTGTACAATAATCATATCTCCGACACTTAATGTATCAGATAAATCATTAAAGTAACCACTCGCATCAATCGCTGTGTGAGCATCCGAGCTAGCGTACACAAAGAGCTGGGGTGTTGTTCCAGCTTTAGCCTGTCCACCTAATGGAGACCATCCACTTCTTGCAAAAGCCATTTTAACTCTCCCTACAAGTAATATCAACGAGACCATCTGTATCAATTACAGAAGCACCCATTGAAAGCATTGAAGTTACTAAGAAAGAAGTCTTTTCTGGAATGTAATTAACCTCTGTCTTAGGAGAAATGCCAACTGCACAAGCAACTGCCATCTTGTGAAATGCATAGCAAACACGATCCGAACTTCCGTCTATAGCAAGACCTCCTTCGTCTCTATCGCCAATCATATGAACAGTAAATCCTAAGAAAGAATTTATTTGTCCAGCAACAAGAGCTTTTAATTGCTGATAATCAGCCGATACAGCCCTTTCATCTGTCAATAAATTAGACAAGTTG